GAGAGACGAAGCAGCAATCGTTCGTGATGTGCTTAACGAGTTCTTTGAAAAGACTGATGAAGGCTATGTAAATGGTCGAGCAGACAAAGAAATAGCACATTACCACTCAAAAATTGAACAAGCGTCTAAGGCTGGTAAAGCATCCGCTGAACGCAGGTTAAAAGCCCGTTCAACGGACGTTCAACCAACCATTAACCAAGAACCAATAACCATAAACCAAGAACCAATAAATACAGAGACTACGTCTCTTGTTGTCTCGCCTAGCGAGAAAACGCCATCAGCGCCAATTGCTGAAATTGTTGACCTGTACAACAGCCGCTTACCAATGTTGCCAAGGGTGACTGTGGTTAGCGATTCCCGAAAGCGGTTGGTTGCGGCAAGATGGCGGGATGTGGTTTCTGCTGACAAGTTGGACAGGGAAAGAGGATTAGAGTTTTTTGATTGGTTTTTTGTCCATGTAGGCAAATCCAAGTTTTTGACAGGCAGATCAAAAGATTGGAAAGCCAACTTTGAGTTTCTTTTTACGGCAAGCAAATTCCCCCGAATTGTTGAAGGCGCATACCATCAGGAGCAAACATGAGCTACGTTCAAGCAAAACAGAAACACGAATCCCAAACCGAAGACAACCACAACGACCTGCAATGCACAGCATTTGAATGCCCGAATCGGTGGTCGGTGGATAAAGGCAGAAAATTGTGCAGCGCACACGCATGGTCAGAACCGCACGAATGGGCGAAAATTACCCAAGGGCTGTACTCTGCCGCCATCGTCAAAATTAAACGCAACCAAGACCCGATTAGACCCCTTACTGAGCAAGAAAAAAGGGAGGCAATCCAGCGCATCCACAACTTGCCGCCAGTTGACCCCAAAAAATGGGCTTACAAACTTAAAGACCGTGAGGAGAGTGGCGAGCATTTGAGCCAGCTACAAAAAAAGGCATGGCGTGAAGCTTTGAGGGTTGTATGAAGGTTTTGCCAATTAAATCAGCAGAAGCTGAACCTTGGCTGCTTCAAAAACACTATGCAAAGCGAATGTGTCCAATAAGTTTTGCTTTTGGTGCATACAAAGAAAATCAACTTGTTGGCGTTGTTACTTATGGAGTACCAGCAAGTAGCATGGTAAGGCGTGGTCTGTGTGGGAAACAATGGGAGGAAAATGTAATTGAGTTAAATAGACTTTGTTGCAACACAGAAAAAAATCTTGCTTCTACTTTGGTTGGTCGTTCGCTTCAAATGTTGCCAAAGCCTTTAATTGTTGTTTCATATGCTGATACAGAACAAGGCCATGTTGGGTACATCTACCAAGCAACAAATTTTCTTTATACGGGTTTAAGTGCAAAGAAAAAAGATTGGGCCATCAAAGGTATGGAGCATTTACACGGTGCTACTGTTGTTGACATGAGTAGAGGCCAAGAAAATAGAGTTGAATTTATGAGAGAAAAATTTGGTGATGACTTTTATTTAAAAGACCGTGCACAAAAACATCGTTATGTTTTCTTTGTTGGAAACCGAAACCAAAAAAAAGCCATGTTGTCTGACTTGATGTATGAAACAGAACCTTACCCAAAGGGTGACACTAGACGGTATGACGCTGGTGCTTCTGTAAAAACACAACAACTTTTATTCGTATGACTCACTTAAGAAATTTTTACACTTAAATAAATGAACTACTACCAAGCCCACGCTATCCTAGACAAAGTGAAAGATGGTACAAATTACCCCCCACAAATCGTATTGAGAGCATTGGAGATGACAGGTGACGCAGGAGCAGATAGAGCATATGAGGGATTGCGAAGCAAGGGAATGGATGAGCAGGTACAGAAAAAGGATGATGGAAATGGGCGATGCCCGAGCATGGTGGCAAAAAATGTCGTCAGACATAGCCAAATTTCGTGGGGAATCGGCATTGGCCGACCTACGGAGCAGAATGAATCGGTTGAGGCATGAGGGCGGCGAAAGTTGATGCTAACCAAATTCAGGTCGTATCGGCTCTACGTGCCGCTGGCGCTACGGTTCAATCCTTGGCTGCCGTTGGCAAGGGCGTACCTGACCTTTTGGTTTCGTTCAAGGGTGTAAACCTTTTGATGGAAGTTAAAGATGGCAACAAATCACCATCCCGCCAAAAACTTACAGAAGACCAAATTAAGTTTCATGGGACATGGCAAGGCCCAATTTCTATTGTTGACGGGCCTGAAGCGGCTTTAAGAGCATTGGGGGTGATTAAATGATTGAGCAAAAGACGCAAGACATAAGAGACAAAGCCCCTATTTACGGCGCAGCCAAGGCTCAAAGGGTGTACCTAGAGGAATTTAGGAAATCTAAGAAAGCCCTGTTAATGAAGGAAGCCCTGACTATGGGCTATGAAGCCGCCAACGCACAAGAAAGGGAAGCCTATGCCGACCCTAGCTACCAGCAACTTCTTAAAGGCTTGGCTGCGGCAATAGAACAGGAAGAAACTCTGCGGTGGGAATTGGAATCTTTGCGCTTGGACTGCGAAATTTGGAGAACACAGCAAGCTAACAACCGAATGCAGGACAAATCCCACCAATGATTCCTAAACACCAATACGTCCGAAGCCGAAAACTGCTTAAGCTGGTATCTGAACTACCTTGCCAACATTGCGGCACAGAACAGATGGTACAGGCCGCACACAGCAATTGGGGTGGCGGCAAGGGGCGAGGCGTAAAGGCAGACGATAACTTGGTAGCGGCGCTTTGCCTTAATTGTCACTATGAGATTGACCAAGGCAAAGACTTAAACAAGTTAGAACGTCAAATAATGTGGAACAACGCCCATAGAGCTACCGTATTTTTGCTATGCAAGCGTGGGCTATGGCCTGCTGATGTGCCTTTACCCGTGTAGAATAGTGTTGCAGTTGTCTTAGGGGGGCAGCACGCCCCCCATTTTTAAAGGGATGTTATGGCTTACGAAAAAGACCCAAACCAAAAAGACGTAGCTGACTTCATCAGCACATTGCTGCACTCAGGGACAATTACGCATTTCATGCACTTGGCAACCGATTCATTTGCCGTGCATATGGCATTGGGCGCGTTTTATACAGAAATCATTGAGCGAACTGATGATTTTGCCGAAGCCTACGCAGGTTGTTACGAAAAAATCAAAACATTTCCCGAAAACTTCCACAATGCCAAAGACCCCGTGCGTTATTTGGAAAGCCTAAAGGATTACGTTGAGAAAAACCGCAAGGCCATGCCCAAAGAATCTGAACTGCAGAACATCATTGACGAAATAGCCGCACTAATCGACAGCACGCTATACAAGCTAACCCTTAAATGATTCGGATATTTGCAGGCTACGACCCAAGAGAGGCCGTAGGCTTCCATGTGTTTTGCCAATCCCTGATAGAGCGCACATCAGAGCCTGTAGCCATCACGCCTTTCTACGGAAGCCAAAGGGACGGTACAAACGCATTCATCTATCAGCGTTTCTTAGTGCCTTACTTCACAAACTTTAAAGGCAAAGCTATCTTCATGGATGCAAGCGATATGTTAATGCTTGCTAACATTAAAAACCTGCATGACCTGTTCGACCCTACAAAAGCCGTGCAGGTGGTTAAGCACAATTACGTGACCAAACACCCTAAAAAGTACATAGGGACACCTATGGAAGCCGCCAATAGGAACTACCCTAGAAAGAATTGGTCAAGCCTGATTCTGTGGAACTGCGCCAACCCAATGAACAAAGTGTTGACACCTGAATATGTAAACGCAAACGATGGCACATTTCTGCACCGATTCGGTTGGCTTGCCGATACGCAAATCGGTGAGTTACCGAAAGAATGGAACGTATTGGTAGGGGAAGAACAAAACCCTAACGCCAAGATTGCCCACTACACCCTAGGCATTCCTGAGTTTGACCACTACAATAATTGCGACTTCAGCAAGCAATGGTTCAACACCAAATCTAGAATGCTAAACGGGCTTATCAAGATGAAAGAGGTTGCAGATGCCTGATTATTCAAGTATGGCGAAAGCCTTGGTATCTAAACCAAAAAGTTTTGCCAACATAAATGTTAGAGATAAACTTTATCCTGGCGAGGAAGAATTTTTTCAAAAAAACCCAACCGTTAGTGGTATGGCAGCAGAAGACAATCAAATAATAATAAACCCATATAGCAAATTGTCAGATGCTGAAAAAGAAGCTGTAATGTTAAATGAAGCGGCTCGCGTACATATGCGTAGTGGAAAAATGCAACCACCACAGTTCCAGCTTACACCTGAGCAAGAAGCTGCCTTTTCAGGATATGGCAATAATTTAACCGATAGGCAATCAACAATAGCCGCTAGAATTCTGTCAGGTGATCCATCTGCATTAAACGCAACGCCTGAACAAATCGAATATGTGCAACAACTTAAAAAGTTTATGCAATTTAAATAAAAAAATCATGTTAGGCTTATCAAAATGAGAGATGAGAATGCTTGATGCTTCTAAGATGATTGCTTAGTGCATAAAGGATTGATTTCATATGACTACCGAATCTAAAGTAGATAAAACTAGACCAAAGACAGGCGGCAGGTCTTCAGGTACGCC